CTTCCTAGCACATTCAAGATTGCTAGAGAGACTTTGATGACAGCTCAGCGTCTACTGCTTGATACTGGGAACCTTAATATGTTCCACCAGTCAATCGGTTCGCTGACCTTGCTCGACGACTATCGTCGTTGGCGTGACCGTGTGTTCCTTGACGAGCTATTCAAGTCTGAATCTCGTGGAGCATCATCTGACACCCAAGGTGGATACTACTATCCAAACGGCAAGACAAAGAGTGCATCTACAACTCTAAATGCTTATACCGCTACAGAATATGCTTCTGAGCGTTTCAAGTTTAACGTAAAAACTGACCTACTTGAAGTAGTTAAGAGTTTACGTAAGCGTCACGTACCTGTATTCGCAGACGGCTACTATCGTTGTATCGCTGACCCTTCACTAATGAAGGATCTCCGTGCCGATCAAGGCTTCCGCGAAGTTGCTCGCTATCCTGGTATGGGCCAAGGAAACCCTCTTATGGGATCTATGGCACCTAACCAAGCTATCTACGGTGGTGGTCAGTATGGCCAAGCACAGTTCGTAGCTGGTGAACCAGTTATGCCATCAGGTTTCGTGTTTGAAGGTGTAAGATTCTTCGAATCTACAAACTTCCCAGCCAAAGAAATTTCGGTCGATATTGGCGATGGCGGCGGCGCTTCCACAAGAACAACTCCTGCTGGTCTATTTTTCGGCCCTCAGGCAATTGGTGTTGGTATTGGTGGTCCAAATGCTCAAGTTCTCATTAATAACAATGACGACTTCAGCAGATTCATTATTCTCATCTGGCAACTTTATGCTGGTTTTGCGAACTTGAATAAGGACTTCGTTACCACTGCTTTCACAATTACTGAGTAAGGAGGTATTAACTAATGGCTGCTTACAAAAACTACTCCGGTGCAATACTTGAGCCCGGTAACCAGGTAAATAGACTTTCTTCATATAACCATGAAGGCGTTAAAGGATGGCCTGGTGTTGAGTCTTTCGAACTTATTGGATATCACAAAATATCTAATAAGACCGGCACAAAAGCCGATCATAAGAGCTTCAACATAACTATTCCTTCTCCAGACAGGAGAGAAGGAGATCGTGTACGTAACAATCGCTCTAGCTGCATTGTTCAAGCGTCCACAGATCGTCCTGCATATGTTTATGGTGCTTCCATAGCAATTGCACAGGATATACCTAGCGGAGGAGAGCCTTCTTTCCCTGCATCACCTGTTACTGCTGATCTTCTTGGTACCAATACAGAGATTCTCTTAGTTGGTCCTGATAATGGTGGAGTACCTTTTGGTGTTCCAGCTACTCAGCTTAATGGACTAGCTGCGGCAAGTTCTTACTTGACTTTTGCAGCGACTAAGATTGCTCAAGGTTCCTCAGATACATCTGTTGGAAACCTTCCTTTCTGGTCTGGCGTAACCAGCACAATTGCTGCTGCTGACGCTGCTGATTCCATGATGTACAAGGTAACAACAAATACAACCTTTAAAATTTACAACACCAACGGCATCACTCAAACTGCTGTCAATGGTGATGGTGTGTATATCAGTGACGACGATAGCGACGCAGGTAGGGCTGCTTACATCCTTACTCGCGTGAACTACCTTCGTCCTGCTGCTGGCGTATCTTGGAATGATATTCAAGGGTTCATCGATTTCGCCTCTCAGGTAGGCGGTAACGACGAGTAATATTCTTAGAATATAGAGTAATTAGCGGGTCTTTATGACCCGCTTTTTCTTTGGCTATTTATTTGATGTTGTAAGCAGGGATTTACTTTGTTAAGCTAGGTGAGACCGACTATTTGAATTTATGTTGTACCAATACAAGTTGACAGGGGGCTTAGTCGAGAAAATAGCTCAGCATGGAGAGGGAGTCGTTATGTGTATTGACGCTCAGGAGGAAGTTATTTATGTTAATGAAGATGATTTGACTCCTCATTTAGATGCCACTAATGAGAAAAATAGAACTGAAGAGAGGCTTAAGCAAGATTTAAAGAATGATGGTGTTAAGCCAGCGGTACCTACAAAGCGTGAAACATTTCCTATTGATACTCGTTTAAATATTAATTCTGCAAGTGCACGTCAGATTGCTGATGCTTTACCAGGAGTAGGTTTAAAGACCGCTAGAGATATAAAAGATTTACAAACTACACAGACTGGAGAAAGATTTCAAAAACTTGAACAATTAAAGAATATAAAGAGAGTTGATTGGGATGAAATTTTTAAAGAAAACTTAGTCAGAGTAGACTGAGCATAGGCTTATTTGATATAAGGGTGAATGAAGCTTGATACTTATTTAAAATCAAAAGTACGTTGGCACTTAGGTTATAACTTAACTTCAGTACCAGCTGGTGACCAAGCACGTCTTGAAGAAGCTATTGATAATATTCAAGATTCTTTTTGGTATGACAAAATTTCTGAACAGATAAGTCGTTGTGATGAGGCAGAAAAACGTACTGATATGACAGGTACGATGAATAATGACACAGTTCCAAGAAACAGAATAGAAAGTATTGCTGGTGACGTCGATCGTACAGTATCAACTTCTGATTTTAAGGAGACTCTTAAGACTTGGACGCAGATTTATATGTATGAATGCGATCGATTAGCGTTACATCTATATGTTCCAAACTATAGAAATCCAGAACAAGCTCGTTATCGTTTTAATAGAGAGGGTGCAGAATTTATTCAAGCTTTACCAGGTCCAGCTGATGTTGCTGTTGGTACTCGTTTGCTACTTGAAAATAACTATCGTTAACTACATTTCCCCCTGTTATTCTAGATAAGAAGACACTTTTACATTCATGGCAATAACTTATTTTCAGGATACTATATTTAAGGTTGATACAACTCTTACTGCTCCTGGGTTAGGGACTCTTTTAAGGGTTGCTGAGAATAATTTTTTTGCGACTAAGGATTACACGCTGATAACAGTTGTTGCAAATATAAATACTAATGTAATTGTACGTTTAGATGGAAGTATTGATGGTACAAATTTTGCACCTATTATTTCAGATAAAACTATAACGGCTGATGGACCACACTGCCACCATGTACGTATGCCGGTTAAATGGGTTCGCCCAAGATTTGTGAGTGAGAATGGTGGTACTGATGCCGAAGTTACATTCAACATAGCTGCGTTATAAAATGAGTGTTAAACCAACTACTCGTCTTGGTTATAATTTTGGGCTTAGAAGGCAAGATGCGTCGAACGAAGGGGATAGAAGAGGAAGTTCTGGAAATACTTTCCCAGGGCGTGAACGGCCTAGAATGGCAGGAGATATAAATCTTTTATTAGCGGAGGCAGATACTCCTCCAAACGCTAAAGGTTCTTGGCTTAAGCCACCAAATACTTTAAGGCTTACACAAACTATTAGTAATCCACCTGGTGGAGATCCAATAGAAGATGAGACTGATTTCTTTTAATTACCATGGGACAATCTCCAGAAAATTTTAAATTTAGAGGTAGTGGTGCTTCTGTTCTAAAGCCGGCTTCTAAAGCCTCCATAGATCCATATGAAAAAGCACCTGGAGAAAGAGCTGCTGGTCAGGCTAGCCCTCGAGTAGTAGATGATTTAGTTTCTAATTTTATTCAAGAGAAACAACCTATGGAAGGTGGTGAAGATTTTCGCATGGCAGCAGATATTTTAGATAATGAAACTTTAAAAAGTTTGGCACATGAAAGTACTCGTACTAAGTATGGGCCTGGTCAATTATCTAAATCTCCAGGGGCTGATTCTTATTTAGGACAGGCTTCTTATCCTGCTAGTTGACGTTATGTCTAAGAAACGTTCTATGCCTCCAGAGATTCTTGATTATTTCAAGAAAAAAAGTGGTAAGGGAGAAGATAAAAAGGGAGATAAAGAACGCCGTAAGGAGGCTGTTTCTAAATCTCGTGTTCGTTTAGAGAGTAAAAGTAAAAAAGAGGAGAAGAATAAGTAAAAAGCCTTCAGCTATAATAAATTTAAGCTTATTTGTAAATAGACGTGTCAAGCAGTAGTTCAAACAAACAACCCTTAATGGTAGATCGCCCAGCGACTGATTCAACGTTAGTAACTGTAGCTGCTGGACAATCTTTTGAAACAAGTTTAATTCCAACAGCTGTTGGTAATGCTACGAAGATCTTTGATTGTGACTCAGCATTAACGGATACTTCTATTAGTGGTGCATATATTGATGATATTTGGTTTCGTTATTCAAAAAATACAATTAGATATATTGACGCAGTTACTCCGGCAACTGGAACTTATTCTGCTAATAGTACGACTTGTACTGTCACGATAGCTGCTGGACATAATGTAAAGAAAGGTCATGAAGTTTGGCTAGATTTTACTACCTATAGTTCAGGAACTGTTCCTGTTGATGGTGAGTTTACAGCTTTAGTAACTGGACATACCGCAACAACATTTGATGTAACTATTCCTTCTTTAGGAGGCACTATTACTGGTAACGTTAGTGTTTATCTTCCTACAGATTTTTGTTTTTATTTAGTAGGTACAGGAACTGTTACTAATATCAACCAATTCTTCCCTTTATTTGTTGCTAATTTACCTTCAACTCCTACTTACGAAAATTGTAGTCTATCAATGAAGGGCGTTCTTCCTTTTATTAACCATCCAAGTGTACAAGCAGGTGCAAATGTTACTTCAGCAAATAGTAATGTTTCACCAAAAAATAGAGGATTAATGCTTAAAAGAGGACAAGCTTTATATTGTGCGACTAGTGGTTCCACTGCTTTGACTAATGGTTTCTATTGTAATGTCCAAGGCGGATTTTATTAAATTAGAAAGATGCCATTCGGAGTTGGTGGTTTTAATTCTCCATCTAAATTAGGTTTTGATGGTAAAAAGTTTTCTAAAGGTTTTGATGATGATACACAGTTTGGAAAACCTGCTAATTGGAAAGTTCAGGATGTAAATCCATATAGAGCCTCTGATGGAGGAAAAATACAAAGTGAGATAAATTTTTATAATCACGACTCCTTATGGACAAGATGGAGGCGTGGCTACGAAATTTATACAATTACTCAAAGTATGTTGGGTTCAACTGCTAATGAGAGACAACGAAGAGGTGATTATCGTTTATATTTTACTTTTCAACAATATCCTGGAATATTTATACCAGCAAGAATATTTACGTTCCCATCTGTTAATCAAGAGCTAGGTGAGCACATTGTTGGGATGCGCGATACTGATGGATTTAGTTTTTACGATTTTGGACTTCCAATTTTAGCTGTACGCTATCTCGGTGATGCAGTTACTGCGACATATAGCCAAAGTGGTACGACAATAACAGTCAATAAAGCAGACCATGGACTATATCCTGGAGATGATGTCTATTTAGACGTTTCTACGGGTAGTGCAACTGATGCAACACTTACTATTACGGAAAAAACGCAAAATTCCTTTACTCTTACGGCTTCTGGATCATTAACTACAAGCGGAAATGTGACTTTTTACGTTTCTACCGCTTTTTCGGATATTAGATGGACATCTACAAGAGTTAAATTACGTTATTTACCTACTGAGGTGTCTTTTTTCGCTGGAGAACGCTTAGCCGATCGTATTGTTGAAAAGGATCCTGGTATTTCGTCTACATATTCTCGATCTGGCTCCACAGTAACTGTTACCTGCTCTTCTGCTCATGGTTTATCTACAGGAAATAAAGTTTTCTTGGATATTTCTACTGGATTAGTACCTTCTGGTAGATATACAGTAACGGTGACTTCACCAACCCAATTTACAGTTACTACTATTACTAGTGGAACTACTTCTGGAAATTTAACTTTAAATAGGTTACTTCGTGGTTTTAGATATGATGATTACGTTGGTTTTACTGTTACAGGTGTTGATGCAACGACGAATGAGATAATATTCCAGCGAGCAGATAGTTATGGAGCTAAAACAACAGATAGTGTTGCTAAAACTGTTGTACCTGCATATCGTGGTTTTGCAGTTGGTAGATATTTAACTACTGAATTACGTTGGCAATGTTCTTGTCAAGATTTTTCTCGAAGAGATATGTATGATCTATATAGTCAATTACAAAGTAAACGTTTTCCAGTTACATCCATTCGTGATACAAAACCAGGTAATGTTTTGCAGCCTGATGGCACTTTAAGTGACTCTAGAGATATTCCTGGTACGTTTAGAGATTTAGGCTATGTCACAATCAATAATTTTTATCAGCTACCAGATTACAAAGATACAGGTGATAAGTCTTTTCAGAATTTAATGTACTACCAATTACGTTGGTGTAAGCACATTTATGCAGCTATGTTTGCTTTGAGTCATGACGAAGGGAACGAACCTCTTAAATTAGCTGCAAAATACACTCAAGCAGGGCCTAATATTACTGTAGATTTTGTTGGGCATGGTTTAGAAGTAAATACTAAGATACAGTTAACATTTACGAGTGGAAATGCTATTTCTGGTGAATACACTGTTAGTTCAGTTCCTAATTCAGATAGTTTTACTGTTATTTATCCTTTTAGTGCTACTTCTGGTGGTTATTGCACCGTAGAGAATTTAAAGAAACATGAATATGTAGGGGCTTGGCTTCATGAACCTAATGATAAGCCAATAGGTAAAGGTTTAGAACATTTTGAACATCGTTTTTCAAAAGAGAAAGAGAAATTGAAAGAAGCTGCTGAAGTTATGGCTTTATATCAAAGAAGTACAAAGTGGCAGGGAAATAAAGAAGTTACAGGTTCATATAATTTACCTCAAGATGTTGCTGATTTTGATCCGTCAGTTTTAGGTATGACTTTAACTGATAGTTTAAAAAGAGACTCGGATGGTAACTTAAGTAGGAGTGGTCAAGCAGTTAATACTACTAATAGGATGATTACCTTGATTAATAAACTATTTAATAAGTCTCCAACTGTTTTAGACGACTTAAAGTTCGGCCTTATTAACAAACCACTTAGTGAATATACGACAAGTTTTGAATCAGGTTTAGTAGGAGGAGGCGAGTTTCTTAGTGGATTACCTGTTGAAACATCTTCTTCTATGAGCACTATAGAAGGGAGTACTTATAGCCCAGATACTGACCAGGATACAGTGGTAGATGCGGATTTATATATCAATACTTAATCATGGCTGTTCAAATTCTTTCTCGTCGTTCTAGTACTCTTCACGACCGACCATTTCCTGTACGTCTCGGTGCTGGTGAGCTAGCTGTTAATAATAATATTGGCGATTCCGGTTTATACTTTGCTGATATTACTGCTTCTCCAGGTACTAAATTAATTAAAGTTGGACCTACTCATATAGGTACTACAGCTCCAAATACTTCAGCTGTTGGTTTTACAAGTCTTAGTTTAGGAGAGTCTTGGTTAGACACTGCAAGCACCCACGTTTTGAAATTTTATGATGGAACTTCTTGGCAGATGGCTAAAGCTGTTGCGTCTGTTTCCGCTGGGTATCCTGCTAATCCTGTAGATGGTCAAGTGCATTACAATACCTCCACAAATAAATTAACTATTTACTTATTGGCTTCAACTTCTTGGGTTGTGATTGGTCCTTAATGTTGGGCCAGTAAATGATCAAGAATCCGATCCAATTTATTATGGACGGCTTGCATTTCTCTTAAAAAATCTTCTTTTAACACGTAATCACAGACCACACGATTTTGTAAGTTATCTAGATCTCGTTCGATATTTTCAAATCTTCGATCTAGTTTTTTATTAAAGTTAGAAAGTGCGCGAGATAAGCCAGCAAAAGCACCAATGCTTCCCGATATAATCGCCGCAATTACTTCTGTTGACATTATCTTACTCTTATTCTTCTATTCTAAAGGGTTTGACAAATTAAAATAAAGATTAATAGAGGTATTTTTTATGGCAACAGGATATGAGCCAAATGTAGAAGGTGCTATAGCTGTTTTAGTTGATCTAATGACGGCAAATGGTTTTACTAAGAGTCGTCAACCATACGAGCCTAATATGAGAGGTTTGGTAGATGCAATTATAGATGTGAAAGAAGGGTTTCCTGCTTTTGCTCCTGTTCGTGTTGGGTTTGATGCAACTACTTTTGAAGCAGTAAGTGATAAAGATGCTTTATATATGCGAAGTGCAGATGGACAAGTAGGTAAAGCTACTGCAGCAAGTGGAAGTTCGGAAGCTGCTAATGTTGTTGGTTTTGCAGATTCAACAAAAGGTTCAGGGGAAACAGTAAAAGTTATTGTTGTAGGAATTAAGTCCATGACTGGACTAGATGCAGGAGATTTATATTATTTATCACCTACTACAGCAGGTGCAATTACAACTACAGCTCCTACTGGTTCTGGACAAGCTGTAACTCGTATAGGAGAAGGTGCTACAGCTACTGATTTTAGTATTCAGATTGAACCTCCAATTTTATTAGTCTGATGCCAAATCCTGGAGTTATAGATAATGAACCATATGTAGCTAATGATGCAGGTCTTGTTGCCGCTTTAATAGATTTAAAAGAAACACTGTCAGGACAACAAACCTATTCTGTTATTGGTTATCAATGTGAAGTTTTTGAAAACGTAACACAAGGTCAAGCACTTTATTGTCGAGCAAGTGATGGAAAAGTTGGTAAGGCAATAGCAAATGATACTTTCGATAAAGCTTTAGTAGCTGGTTTTGCAGAAACAACAAAAACAACTGGTCAAACAGTAAATATAATTGTTAGAGGTTTGATTGCAACTTCTGGATTAGATCAAGGAGATGAATATTATCTTTCTAATGCTTCTGCTGGAGCTATTACTAAAACACCTCCAACAACTTCGTCTCATTATTTGACAAGAATTGGAGAAGCAGCAGGTTCAACAGAATTGATAATAAAACTAGAACCTCCAATTTTACTGAGTTAAAAAGTGGTCATCGTAATATAGAAATAATGAGTAGTTCTTTATTAATAACGAACTCCAGAAGAGCGAATTAGAACATGGCGGTAAGGAATCCACTTATAATCGTTTCTGGTTTATTTCAGGAATTAAATACTTCATCAGATAAGTTAAATTTTGGTGGAAATACTACTGCAGATTTATCAGAAAATACTAATCTTTATTACACAAACGCTAGAGCAAGAGCTTCTGTTTCAGTTACAGATAGTGGAGGAGATGGCAGCCTTGCTTATAACAGTTCTACAGGTGTAATTACATATACAGGACCATCAGCTTCTGAAGTTAGAGCACACATTAGTGTTGCTTCTGGTTCAGGATTAACTTATTCATCTGGAGAAATAGGAACAAGTGCAATTCCTAATTCTCAATTAGCAAATGATGATATAACAATTGGAAGTACAGCAATTGCTTTAGGTGCAACAGGTTCT